ACTTTTAGACGGACCCCAAAGAAGTACAGAGCCAAAAAGTTTTACAGTTTAAAACCTAACTATATAAAATTTAAGGATGAAGATGACCAGCTCATTGAAATCAGAACTCATGAGCCAATGAACTGGGATCTAGTAAAGGTATACTAATGAAGAGTTGGCAAAGAAGACAGATAGACATACACACAGATCAACTAAAGTTTCAAGAAAAAAGAATTGAAGCTCTAGAGAAAGACTCTCATCCTCCTTGCCCTTTAGAATGCTTTGATGGATATGACGAATTAGTCAAGAAAATTCAAAAATTAGAAAAGGAAGTCGAAAGCTTAACTAAGTTATCGACCTTGAGGAATGGAAAATGAAGAATTACGAAATCGAGATGCATGCAGACAGACTAAAGTTTCAAGAGAAGAGGATTGATGCTCTTGAGGAAAAACTTCAGTCACAGGCAGATGAAGTAGAAAAACAAAGAAAGCAGATCGAAGGTTGGATCAAGAGATCAAGACTAGATCCAAGTGGAAAAATGACATGAACAGAGAAGCAGTTTACGAACAGCTCAAGATTGATGAAGGAGTAGTGTATGAAATCTACAATGACCACCTCGGCTATCCAACCTTTGGCGTCGGTCACCTTATCCTCGAAAGTGACGAGGAATTCGGAAGGCCGACTGGAACACCAGTTACTGAAGAACGAGTCAGGGCGTGTTTCGCTAGAGACCTTGAAATTGCCGAAGGAGAATGTTGTACTCTATACGGAGAAGGGAGTTTTAGAGCCTTCCCCGACGAAGTCCAGCAGATCCTGGTCAATATGATGTTTAACATGGGCAGACCCAGACTGTCCAAATTCAAAAATATGAATAAAGCCATAGAGCAAAATGACTGGAAAAGGGCTGCCGTTGAAGGAAGAGATTCCTTATGGTACAGACAAGTACGAAAACGAGCAGAAAGATTAATGACTAGATTGGAAAATGTTTAATGAATGTAGCTTTAGTAGCTCTAAGCAAGCCGTCTGCACAGACAGGATGCAACACGGCTGATGAATTTATAGCTTACTGTGCAAGAGTAAGTAATCCTGACAATCAGAACAACAATAAGACAGCTCCAGGGTTGTTGAAGTACCTAATCAAACACGGTCATTGGAGCCCGTTTGAAATGGTATCTCTTACTATGGAAATTCAAACTACGAGAGATATCTCCCACCAAATAGTACGGCATCGAAGCTTCTCTTTTCAAGAGTTTAGCCAGAGATACGCTGTAACTAATGTTTTTGAAATTCGTGAAGCCAGGTTGCAAGACGAGAAAAATAGACAAAATAGTATTACACTTGACTACCATAACACTTGCCATAGAAGAGTAAACGAAAGATTTTCAATGGCACAAACAGAAGTTTTAAGAACTGCACGAGAAGCTTATGAAAGTGCTTTGGAAGATGGCGTTGCAAAAGAGCAAGCACGCGCTCTTCTTCCAGAAGGTATGAGCGGTACTACTTTATATATGGCTGGTACACTTCGTAGCTGGATTCACTATTGTGAACTTCGTAGAGCAAATGGAACTCAACAAGAGCATGCCGAGATAGCAGAAAGATGCTGGAGTATAATCGGTGATCACTTCCCAAGTGTAAGGAAAGCAGTAGATGATCTTAACTCTGTTACTAATTAGTTTCCCAGTAGTATTGCTATTGGGTGCGGCTTACGGCGATAAAAAAGCCACGGGGTATTGGCCCTGGCAAAAAGAATTTGATGTAGAATCAATGAAGGCGAAAAGCCGAAAAAAATCTTGACATCAATTACATTTTCTAGTATAATACTTGCATGAATATTTTTATACTTGACGAAAATCACGATAAGTGTGCAGAGTATCACGTTGACAAACACATAGTCAAAATGCCTTTAGAGGCAGCTCAAATGCTGTGCACTAATATGTGGGTTGATAAATACTTAGGGTATGTACCCGAGAAGCTAAGTAAAGAACAGTTAGCTTTATTGAGAGAGAAAAAACAAAATGAGCCAAGGGACTTCCCTTACTTGCCTACAATGCATAACCATCCTTGCACTATCTGGAGTCGTACTAGCATGGATAATTTCGAGTGGCTACACTGTTATGCAGCTGCGCTCAATGACGAGTATGGATACCGATACGGTAAAAGCCATAAATCAGTGCATGACGTCATACTCAAATTACCCGAGCCCGTATCTATACCAAGAATTGGACTCACACCTTTCGCTCAGGCTATGCCTGAAGAGCTCAAAGGATCAAATGCAGTAGTAGCATACCGAAAGTTTTATCACAAAGATAAAGCTACATTTGCTTCGTGGAAGTACCGAGACAAGCCACCTTGGTGGAGTGAAGATGAAGCAGATTACCAACAACGAATATCTCGGTAAGAGTAGGAGATAGAATTGTTAGTTAAACTATTGAAAGGTTTAAAGAATGCAGTTAGTCCAAATTATTGGGCAGAAAAAATAGGGGAAAAGACTGGAGCTTACGATAAAGCTAGGAACAGTAAATTAGCTACTTGGGCATCTAATTTAGATGGCTGGATGTGGTGGCTGTGGCAGCTAGGAGTAGGCTTAATCTTTTTTGTTTTTATTGAGATCATACTAAATATGTTCGGTATGACCTTATTACCTTGGGGATAGATATGAGTGAAGGCAGAAAGTTTGATAGTGAGAAACCAAAGCTATACTTACTTCCTCCCAAGTCCATCATAGAAATTGGTAAAGTATTAACCTATGGGGCAGAGAAGTATGATGCTGAAAACTGGCGTAAAGTAGATGATCTACAAAATAGATATACCAGTGCTGCATTAAGACATATCTTTGCCCACATAGACGGAGAGAAGTTAGACGAAGAGACGGGGTTATCACACCTCGCTCATGCAATGTGCTGTTTATTATTTAAGTTGGAGGACGAATTACTTGGCGAGAGTGAAGAAGAAAGAACACGAGAAACTAACGCAGGAGAACATAGCCCACGTTATAGAGTTGTTGTCGAGGGAGAGTCCGATAACAAAAAAGGAGGCTTGCGAGATTTTGAATATCTCGTATAATACTACGAGACTAAACAGAATAATAGAAGATTTCCAAGACAAACTAAACTTTAGAGCGAAAAGAAAAGCTCAGTTAAAAGGTAAACCTGCAAGCAAAGAAGAGATAAAAGACGCAATAATGTCTTACCTTCGTGGTGAGTCTGTGTCTGAAATCTCTCAGGCTATGTACCGCTCTACGGGGTTTGTGAAATCTATACTGCAAAGAGTGGGAGTACCAACACGACCCGCATTAGTAGAAGAGCGAAAGGGTTATGCATACTTGCCTGAACAGTGTGTGGCCGAAGATTTCAGTGTAGGAGAAAGAGTTTGGTCTGCTTTCTATCATGCGCCTGCACTTATAGAAAAAGAATATGAAGACCCTATGTATCAGAATAAGTACGCAGGCAAATGTTACTCAATATATGTACTAGAAGAAACCGAAAGCCTAGGAGTTGGAGGGTTTTATGCTGCTTCAATAGCATATGATCTTGGAAAATTAACTCACTTGGAGCAGTATGGTATTGATATCGAAAAAATATGATTGACTTGTTTCATAAACACGTGCTGGATCAAATTGGATCCTCTGAAATCTTTCATACTAAATTTTTTTCCGAAAGTTTTACACACAGTTTATACGAGTTATTTAAAGATCATGATGAGTGGACTACAAAAAGATTCGCATATTCTACTCATGATGTTCACCTAGAGGAATCTTTTCCTGATCTTTTTGATTTAATAAAAGAAAGGTTTGATAACTCTATTCTAAAAGTAATGGCTGATGTGTGGGCATTAGACCAAGCAGTAGAGACAAAAGATATTTTTATAGTTAAGTACTCGAAGGATACACAGACGAAACTAAAAACTCATGTAGATGATAGTTACATTAGTGGTAGTATAAAATTAAATAATAATTATAAAGGGGGAATATTGACCTTTCCTAGACAGTCTGTAACAAATCAAGAAACAGAAGTAGGTGACTTATTACTTTGGCCTAGCCAGATTACTCACCCCCATAATAGTACATTATTAGAGGAAGGAGAAAAATATTCGATCACTATTTGGACAGCATGCAAAAATAATTCTTGACAGAAATGTTAAATCGAGATATAATATGTAATATTAAAAATGAGGAAACCAATGGGCGACCGATTTTATTTTCAACAACAACAAAGAGGAAAACGCAGAATGGCGTGGGATGACGACAAGAAGGCGCAAGCCGTAGAGATGTATGAAGCACAGGATCCAACTCCTGAGACTTCAATGGAAATTGTAAAAGAAATTGCAGAAGAATTAAGTGAAAGCCCTAATGGTGTTCGTATGATTCTTACAAAAGCTGGAGTCTATGTAAAAAAGACTCAAGCGACTGGGAATGGGGGAGCTTCTTCAGGTGGCTCACGAGTTTCTAAACAGGCTGCTCAAGATGCCTTGACAGCCGCCATCATCGACAAAGGCTTAGCCGTAGACGAAGATATTATATCTAAACTTACTGGTAAAGCCGCACAATACTTTGCAGGCTTATTGGCCGACTAGTACTTCCCTCGGGTGAAACCCCCGAGGAATTTTTTGTTCCGAAAGTTATAGGACAGTAAAAGATTTTACCTACCTAACTAAGGAGCATCGTGAAGAAGGAAGAACTAGCCAAACTTGTGAATGAGTATGGCGATGCTATCATTACATATCGTAGTGAGAACTCTAAAAAACTAAAGTATAATGTCTGCACATTGGACTTTAGTACGCAATACATTCAAGACAAGAAAAACCGAGCGAAGGAATCTCAAGAAACCCTGCTATTATTTTGCTGGGATACGGATTCGTATCGCTTATTGAAACCTAAGAATGTAACGAGTGTAGTACCTCTTTCCTCGGTGCTGAAGAACGACTCATGATACAACTACATGAGCCAGCACCTACATATGAACATATTGTTCACTATGATGAAGAAAAGCAAGTACAGATACGAGTAACTGTGAACACTTTTAGAGAAACAGAGTATCTTCACGTAAGAAAGTATTATATGGACTTTGATGAAGAGTGGAAGCCTACTCCAGAAGGAATAGCTATGCCACTTGATTTCAATAATTCAAGAGCCATGTTTAAAGCACTTGCAGAAATATTATCCTTAGCAGAGTCTCAAAAAATAATTGAGGAACAGTTCAAGGACTTAATACAAGAATTATATAGGCACGAAAACCCAAAATAATTCTTGACACTTTATCTTTTTTCTAGTATAATATATTTATATGAGTGAGAATACCAACAAAAAATCCGCAGCAAGAATGTACTACGAAGGTGGTGACAGTTCCTTAACTGACGCTGAGTGGGACGCCTTGTATGAGGACGAAACTGTAGGGTATACTCCAGATGATGGAGTACGTCATTCATTTCCAATGCTGTCACTTAAAAAGACGTTTGATGAGGATGAGCTAGGTTCTTGGATTGCTTCACATGAAGGCCAAGAGGTTATGTGTACTCCAAAATTAGACGGCTCGGCAGTATCATTATTATACGATAGGGGAAAATTTGTAAGAGCAACTACCCGTGGAAACGGAAAAATTGGAGTAGATATCTCAAATAAAATGAGGTTTCTAGTGCCAGAAAAAATTAATTTTGCTAAGAAAGTACAAATTGATGGGGAAGTAGTTGCTCCTATAACTATACCAAATGCTCGTAACTATGCGGCGGGGTCTCTTAATCTAAAATTAGTGAGAGACTTTATACCTCGGTGCAATGAATTACGATTTGTTGCATACGATCTACGACCTCATGGATTTATTGAGTCTTGGTCTGTACTTCTCAGTTGGTTAGAGGGGCTTGGCTTTTCAACTGTTTACTCAGTTGATGCGTCACAGTACCCAACCGATGGAGAAGTACACAGAATAGATAATATTGACTATTGGACAAAACAAGGCTTTACTTCTCATCACCCTAGAGGATCGCTTGCCTTCAAAATTCAAAAAGAAGGCGTAGTAACTTATCTAAGTAATGTTGAGTGGCAAACAGGTAAGTCAGGCGTTGTTACACCAGTAGCAATACTTGGCCCTGTTATGATTGGGGATGCCCTTGTATCAAGAGCAACCTTACATAATATGGCTCACATTGAGGAGTTAGGTCTTGAAATTGGTTGCAACGTCGAGGTCATACGAAGTGGTGAAATTATCCCGCGTATTGTCCGACGAGTTGAGGAAAAATAATTCTTGACATGAAACCTAAATTTCCGTATAATATACTTTCAATTTCAGAGGAATCTTTATGCAAGCGATAGAAGCTCCAGAATTTTGCCCCTCTTGTGAATCTTCACTTGAGTGGAAGAATGATCTGCTATATTGCATGAACTCTTTGTGTCCTGCTCAAATTCATAAACGAATAGAACATTTTGCAAAGAGCCTAAAGATTAAGGGGCTTGGCCCGAAGAGCATTGAGAAGCTAGGTCTATCCTCTTTTCAGTCTATCTATGATATGACTTACCTAGAGATTAGAGATGCTCTTTCCTCTGAAAAACTAGCGATAAAACTTTTGCAGGAAATAACCCATTCTAAGAAAAGTAAGATGAATGAGCTATTACCAGCGTTTAGTATTCCTTTAATCGGAAAGACAGCAGCGCAAAAATTGTCCACTAAAATCAGTGATCTCTCTGAGCTTACTGCGGACAAATGTAAAGAAGCGGGTCTTGGCCCGAAAGCTACTGAACATTTAATAAACTGGTATTTCGATGAGTTTTTGAGTAGTTTGATTAAATTACCCTTTGATTTTTCTTTTGAAAAGGAGGACACAACGAGAGTTTTACAAGGCACAGTCTGTATTAGTGGTAGACTTAAAAGTTTTACTACTAAGGCGGATGCCACAGCAGCTTTGGTAAGAGAGGGGTATGTTGTAAAAAGTACCATTACAAAAGACGTAACTATTCTTGTAAATGAATCTGGAATAGAATCCGCAAAAACAAAACAAGCCCAAGAGAAGGGCATAAAAATAGTAACCAACCTATTAAAATTTTTAGGAGAATAAACTATGGCAACATTGCCTAAGTGGACAGATGAGCGTACCAACGAGCTCACAAATTTCGTTGGTGGAGAATCCCCAGTATCTCAAGATACTGTTGCAGCAGCAGCAGATCAACTTGAGACTACTACACGGTCAGTTTCTAGCAAACTGAGAAAGATGGGTTATGATGTAGAACTTGCTTCAGCAAAGAGCACTCGTGCTTTTTCTGAGCAGCAAGAATCTACTCTTGCAGCTTTTGTTTCTGACAATAGCGGTGAGTATACCTATGCTCAGATTGCTGACAACTTTGAAGGCGGAGCATTTAGTGCTAAGTCAATTCAAGGTAAGATTCTTTCTATGGAACTTACTGACCACGTTAAGCCAGCTCCCAAAGTGGAGACTGTTAGAACCTACTCACCAGATGAAGAGGCTACCTTTATTTCTATGGTAAATGATGGTGCTTTCGTAGAAGCGATTGCAGAAGCCCTTGATCGTAGTGTAAACAGTGTTCGTGGCAAGGCTCTCAGCCTTCTACGTTCTGGCGATATTGACGCTATTCCCCGTCAAGAGCACACTAAAGGCTCAGCAAAGAGTGATCCTCTAGCCGACCTCGGTGATGTATCTGACATGACAGTTGAAGCAATTGCAGAAGCGATTGGTAAAACTGCACGTGGTGTTAAGACTATGTTGACCCGAAGAGGTTTGACAGCGTCTGACTACGATGGTGCGGCTAAAAAAGAAAAAGCAGCAGCATCTTAATTTAGTGTTAATTCTACAGCCGTGATGAGGGGTCATTGCGGCTGTATTCTTATCGGGGGAATCTTTGAACATAGCAAGTGCTTATTTGAAGCAAGTTTTAGACCTGCAAGACTTTGAGTCTTGGTCTAGCACTCGCAAGCACTATTTACCCTCTGCATACCATCGGCTCTTCACAGAGATCGATAAACATTGCGAGAAGTTTCATCGACTCCCTACGATTGAAGACCTCAAGTTTGAGATTCGTGATACAACTACCAAAGACCTAATCTTTGCGATAGATGCTATCGATGTAGAAGCTGAACCTTTCATGCTTTTACAGTACCTAAAAAATGAGTACACACAAAAAGAGATTCTCAACTCTCTTGAGGACTATGTAGACAACTCTATATCCTTTGAGGATGCGGAGGAGTCTGTAAATCATCTGCATCAAATTGTTCTTGATATCGAAGATAAAGTAGAGCTTCAAGAACCACAAGAGAGTATGCAACGTATTCCCTTGTTTGAGCCAGATGAGGAAATTGGAAAGTACCTGCCCCTCGGTTTAAATACTGAGTACGATCACGAGATCACGTTCTCCCCCCGAGACTTGATTCTTGTAGGAGGTCGTCGCGGGGCAGGGAAATCTATAACGTGTGCTAACATTGCTAACACGGTATATTCTTCTGGTAAATCCGCCTTGTATTTCACTATTGAAATGGATAGCAGAGCAATACTGCAACGGTGTTGTTCTATAGCTACTGGTGTGCCTTTTTCTCGGCTTCGCACAAAGAACCTCAGTATCTCTGAGTGGGAACAGGTCGCCTCATGGTGGGCAGGAAGATACAAAGACAGTCAAGAAAAACTTGCAGAGTATCGAGAACATCGAAACTTTGAAAAGTTTCATGATAAGTTAAAGACTAGCTGTGAGCTTCTCCCAACTCAACAGCTTGACGTAATTTATGACCCCAGCTTGACTATCTCCAAGATACGATCTGAACTTGATAAGAAAATTAAAAGTAAGATGGATGTTGGCGTAATTATCGTTGACTACATCAATCAAGTAAAACGTTCAAGTATGCCCTCTCGGGGAGGTCAATACGATTGGACAGAACAGATAGAAGTTAGTAAGGCACTGAAGAGTATGGCACAAGAGTACGAAACCCCAGTATTCTCGCCATACCAAACTGACGCTAGCGGTGAGGCTCGTTTTGCCAAAGGAATTCTAGATGCTGCTGATGCGGCATATAGTCTTGAAACTTGGGATCAGGAAGATAATTGTATTACCTTCAACTGTGTAAAAATGAGAGCAGCCGCTATGCGTTCTTTCTCTTCTACCATGGACTGGGAAACACTAAAGATTGGACCAGAGACTGCACTTACGCCAAAAGAGAAAGAGGATAGCGACCAAAAAACTGGCGAAGAAATTAACGACATCTAAAAATAATTCTTGACATTTCATTTCATTTCTTGTATAATAATTATTCAAAATGTGGAGGTTTTATGATTATAAACGGCAGTATGCGATACTCACCTAGTGGTAGACTTAGAAAAAATATCATCAACAATGGTAAGAAACGAGTCGAGTTCATGCAGCTCCATGCTGAGAAAGAGCCGTATCGTAGAGAGACACCTGATTATCCGTCAGCTCCTCTTACTCCTTACAAGCCTCGTCCACGAGACGACTGGAAAGTAGAAGTATCTTCTCAATATACTATTGCACCTGCATATAACAAAGGTGCTTATCAAGTTATCAGCAAAGATAGTGTAGAGGATATTGGTAAGTAATGATAATGGCTTTTTTATTAGTCGTAGTTATAGACGGAGATAGAGAGCCAACTGCGAATATGTATTTTCGTAATATAAATAGATGTAATTATTTTTCCGATAGAATAGAGCGCGGTCGTTATAATAAGCGTTACTATCGAGGTTCACAAGCACTAGTAACAGCGTATTGCACGCCACGTATGGTACCAGAGGAGACACGATTTTGGGATTAGCACCTGATTATAAATTTAAACAACAAGATTTAACTGAGCTTAACGCAGACGGAAATCGTGAGCGGGGTCGTTACGGGGAAGATGAAACTAAGTACCCGAAACCTAAACCGCCTCTTAAAAGTAGTCCTGAAATTTCTGTAGAAATAGAGGAAGCTCAACAAGATACAATAGTTCCGTTTCTTGAAGATGAGAACACGTCTTTGTACAATGAGTATCAGGCTGTCTATGGAAAAGAAGATGAGAATCCTAGCTGGTGAATGTAGAGACTTTACTTACCGATAAGCAGATTTACTTCATGCCAAAAGGCGGCGACTTTCTTGTGCGTTGTCTAAACCCCGATCATGAAGATAGAAATCCTAGCATGAGAATAGATCAGATTACTGGTATATTTAACTGCTTTTCGTGCAATTTCAAAGGGAATTTATTTAATTATTTTGGCGAAAGGGCAAACCAATTACAACAACGACGGGAACTTTTCAAGAAGAAACTTTTACAAAAGCGGTCTGAAAGTGTTGGTTTGTCTTTTCCCCAAAATAGTATGCCTTATGTAGGAAACTGGAGAGATATTCGCCCAGAGACCTATAGAAAGTTTGAGGCGTTTCAGCACCCAGCACCTGACTATGTAGGAAGAATTGTTTTTCCTATCAGAGACATTGCAGGGCGCATAGTTGCATTTCAAGGTAGACATACAGCAGATGGCAGACCTAAGTACAAATTTACACCACCAGGGGCAAAGCTGCCTCTGTTTCCTGTGGTTGAGTTTATTCAAGGTTCTGTAATCTTAGTAGAAGGAATCTTTGACATGATAAATCTTCATGACAAAGGACTTACCAATGCAGTATGTTGCTTTGGAACAAACAACTACAATGAAACAAAACTATCTATGCTCCGAGTACAAGGAGCAGAGTATGTCGAAGTATTCTTCGATGGAGACGATGCGGGACAAAAAGCCGCAGAAAACATAAAGACTGAGTGTGAGAAAGCTGGTCTCGTAGCTAGGAATATTCATATTAAGAATACCGACCCTGGTGCTCTCAGTCAACTTCAAGTAGATAAATTAAGGAAGAAGTTATATGGCTAAAGTTGCCTTAGTAGAAACTAAACCGAGTAGGACGGACTACAGAAAAGAGTTTGAAGGAGCATTTGACTTCGATCAGTATCAACTCTGTTCTGATCCTACAATTAAGAAAGTATTAAAACGAGACTGTGACATAGACATTGATGCAAATGTTTATGACTGGATCGTATTAGTTGGAAGTGAAGCACTGAAGTATTTTACAAAAATAACTTCAGTTACAGAATACTCTGGTAAGAAAGTAGAAGAAAAGTTTTTGCCAGTAATTAATCCTGCTATGCTTAAGTTTAAACCTGAAGCTAAAAAGACGTGGGAAGAATCAAAAGAAAGTATCATTAAGTATATTAATGGTGAAATTGAGGAGGTGGTAATAGATGAAAGCATTGCGTTCGGGATTCAAGACACAGGAGACTGTAACAATTACTTACGAGAAGCCCTTGAAGACGATGGCGATTATATCGCGCTTGACTCTGAAACAACTGGTTTGTACCCTCGCGATGGGCACATACTTGGTATCTCACTTTCTTACAACGGCAAGCAAGGAGTTTACATCTCAACAGACTGCTTTGATGATGAGTCTGAAAGACTTTTACAGGAACTCTTTGCTGAGAAAACAGTAATATTTCATAATGCTAAGTTTGATATGGCATTTTTTGAGTATCATTTTAATTTCAAGTTTCCAAAGTTTGAAGATACAATGTTACTCTCATACCTCATCAATGAGAACCCAGGCAATCACGGCCTGAAGACATTAGCTATCAAGTATACTCCCTACGGAGATTACGAGAAGCCAATGTATGATTGGATGGATAACTATCGTAAAGAGAATGGCATCCTCAAAGGAGATTTCCAATGGGGTTCTATTCCATTTGATGTAATGAAAACTTACGCAGCGATGGATGCTTTATGTACCTATCTAATCTTTGATAAATTTAAGAAGATCAAGCAGAATACCAAACTCAAGTGGGTATATGACAATATACTTATTCCTGGCACACGCTTTTTGATTGATGCACAGGACAATGGTGTTCCGTTCGATAAAACAAGACTATACAAATCACAAGAATTAATGCAGGATAACATTGATGAAGCAATTACTAAGCTATATCAGGATTCTGCTATAGGACGGTGGGAGACAATAAATGATAAAGATTTTAACCCTAACTCTACTGTTCAGTTACGTTCCCTTCTTTTTGACCACTTGGGTTTGCAACCTACTGGAAAGAAAACAGGAACGGGAGCGCACTCTACGGATGCAGAAGTACTCGGAGAGCTTAAAAGTCAATCCGAAGTTCCTGGACTTATCCTTGACATACGTCAACGATCCAAAATTAAAAATACTTACTTGGACAAAATCATACCGCAATTGGATAGAGATAGCAGACTTCGCACATCGTTTAATCTTCATGGGACTACTAGCGGTAGGCTCAGCTCTTCTGGTAAGCTTAATATGCAACAGCTTCCTAGGGATAACCCAGCTGTAAAAGGATGTATTAAAGCAGCAGAAGGACATAAGATTGTTGCAATGGACTTAACTACAGCAGAAGTTTACGTTGCAGCAGTTCTTGCAGAAGATAAAGCGCTCATGGAGGTATTTCGCTCTGGTGGAAACTTTCACAGTAGTATTGCGAAAACAGTATTTAGACTACCATGTGAGGTAGAAGATGTAGCAGAGTATTATACTACCCAAAGACAGGCTGCAAAAGCAGTTACTTTTGGTATTATGTACGGAGCAGGCCCAAAGAAGATTAGCGAGCAAGTTACCAAAGACTCGGGCAAATACTTTAGTCAGCAAGAAGCAAAAGAAGTAATTGATGACTATTTTCAATCTTTCCATAAGCTCAAGCTATGGATAAATAATAACCACAAATTCATTGAACAAAATGGTTTTGTGTACAGTTTCTTTGGTAGAAAAAGGAGGTTACCAAATGTCAAATCTTCGGATGCTGGCGTCAAGAGTCATAGCATTAGGAGTGGTCTTAACTTTTTGGTCCAGTCTGCTGCTAGTGATATTAACCTTCTTGGGGCTATAGATATGCACGCAGATATACAAGCGAGTAACATGAAAGCTCGTATATTTGCACTTGTTCATGACTCAATTCTCGCAGAAGTACCAGAGGATGAGATAGATATATACAGTGAAAAATTAAAGTACTGGATACAACTAGACAGAGGAATCAAAATTCCTGGAGCCCCTGTTGGGTGTGACTTCGAGATAGGAGACGACTACTCAATGGGTAAATTCGAGAAGCAATATGGCGTACTCTGATAAAGTACTAGATCATTACGAAAATCCCAGAAATGTTGGAAAGTTCGATCCCAAAGACCAGACAATAGGAACAGGAATGGTTGGTGCTCCTGCTTGCGGAGATGTTATGAGGTTACAAATTAAAGTCTCTAAAGCAGGAGTGATTGAAGACGCTAAGTTTAAAACTTATGGATGTGGGTCTGCTATTGCATCAAGCTCGCTCCTAACTGAGTGGGTGAAAGGAAAAAGTCTTGATGAAGCTAGTGAAATCAAGAATACTGAGATAGCAGATGAATTAGCATTACCGCCCGTAAAAATACATTGTAGTGTTCTTGCGGAAGATGCGATAAAAGCCGCTATAAGCGATTACGAGGGAAAAAATGTTAACCATAACTGCGAATGCCAAGAAGTATCTTGAGGACAAATTAAAACGAGAAGGGCACAAATATGCAGGTCTTAGTTTAAAACCAAGTGGTTGTGCTGGCTTCGAATATGTTTGGGACTATGCTGATGAAGATCACAATGGTCGAGTAGTTGCAGATTTAGTAGTGGTTGAAGAGAATGCAGAGCTTGCTGTAGCTGGAAGTGTAATTGACTACAACTCTAGTTTGGCAAGTTCTGAACTTACAATAACTAACCCAAATATACAGGATGCTTGTGGATGTGGGGTAAGCTTCACAATATGAGGAAATATAAATGATTTATTCATGGAAAGTATTAACCCTTTTAATAATGTTTGACATAGGATTGCATATGGTCGAAATTATGTTAGACTTACACCAATCAGGAGTATTTAATTGAGTAGTAAATGGAAGTTAACATGGTTACACCAAAATAAAAAAGATTCTATGTCAGCAAAAATGCATAGTGTTGGACCTTATACTTATGCTAAAATGTTGGAAGGGCAAGGATGTACAGAAATAAAAATTTATTTAAACGGAGAGTTTGTTGATCATTACGTACAAGGACGTTCCACACGTAACCTTCCCTGTGTACCTCCTCCCCCACGACAACTGGAGTTATTCTGACGGACTGTTGTTTTTAGACAATCAGTTATTAGACGATACAAATATGTCAGGAGAAACTTTAGGTATTCGTAGGGTGCAAACTCCTTTTACTGACCTTTTTCCCTTAAAAAATGCTTTAATAAGTCATACTGGTATATTAAAGCAAACAGGAAAAACTTTTATTGATTCTAGAGGCGAACCCTTCATTTATGACAAAACCTTAATGTGTAAACTTAAGTACTATAAGATCAGAAAGGTTGATAAAAAAGGAATTGCCTCTATTTTATGGGTAAAAGGAATTAATTTTCCTTTTACTATTCCAAGACCCCCAGAAGATGGAAGAACTTGGGCGGGTATACTACATTTAAGAGATATACCTTGGATGTTGTACGAGTACTCTGAAGAAAAACTAAAAGACACTCGAAGAAAAATATAGAGAGTTTATGGCTAAACGCAGTAAGACTCTGAATGGTTCTGGCTTAGAACTAGCAGAGATAGAACCCTTAACCCGTAATCAATTGATTGCTTTTGAAAGCGATAAAAATTTAGTTCTGCACGGATGTGCAGGCACGGGAAAAACTTTCATTTCATGCTATCTTGCATTTGATGATATGACAAAAAATCAGTATGAGAAGTTAGTAATCATACGAAGTGCAGTTCCTACTAGGGATATTGGTTTCCTACCAGGAACTGAAAAAGAAAAAAGCTCAGTGTATGAAGAGCCCTACTATGATATAGCGATAGATCTATTCGAAAGGGGTGATGCGTACCAGATACTTAAAACTAAAAGATTAGTGCATTTTATGACTACTTCCTATATACGGGGGATAACACTAAGAGATGCAATTATACTTATAGATGAGTGTCAGAACATGAGTTTTCATGAGTTAGACTCAATCATAACAAGAGTCGGGGAAAACTGTAGAGTAATATTTTGCGGAGACTTTTCTCAGTCCGATTTAAAACAAAACGGAATGAAAGAGTTCTTCGAGATTCTAGCTTCTATGAATAGATTTGATTTTATAGAATTTGGAGTCGAGGATATTGTACGAAGCGGTTTTGTAAAAGAGTATATTATAGCAAAAGAGTACACATGAAAGCTGTAATCAGCAATCGCATTTATTTAGAAGTAACAGATAAATATAAGGAAGTTTTAAGCAAAGAACTTACCTATACTATTCCTTCGTACAATCCGAAAGACCCGCCCATGGTTATTAAAAATATGGCACGTATTAAGAGTAACTTGGTGAGTATACCGATTGGAAGAACGGATTTGATACCATCTGATTACGAAATAGTCGATAAGCGTGTTAACTTACCAGTAGACTTTCCTGAGTTTAAGTTTGATTTACGACCAAGTCAAGAGGATGCTTATAACGAGGTTGATGACAACTGTATAATAAACGCTTGGGTCAGTTGGGGAAAGACTTTTACAGGTCTTGCGATTGCAGGCAAGTTAGGACAGAAAACACTCATAATTGTACACACAGTTCCACTAAGAAACCAGTGGGCTGCGGAGGTAGAAAAAGTATATGGAATTACACCAGGCATTATTGGAAGTGGGAAGTTTGATCTTAGTAGCCCTGTGGTTATTGGGAACACTCAAAGTTTATACCGTCGTATCCAAGATATCCGTCGAGAATTCGGAACTGTTATCTTGGATGAAATGCACCATGTCTCTTCCCCAACGTTCTCTAAAGTAGTTGATACAAATTATGCAAGATATAAGATAGGCTTATCAGGTACTATAGAAAGAAAAGACGGCAAACATGTAGTTTTTCGTGATTACTTTGGACAAAAAGTAATTAAACCACCAAAAGAGAACTATATGACTCCAAGTATATGGATTCATCGTTCTGAAATACGATTTATGGATGGAAGTAATATTCCATGGGCAAATAAGGTAACACAATTAGCATATAACGAAGAATATGTACACACCATTGCACTTTTAGCCGCTGCTTTTGCTACAAAAGGCCATAAAGTGTTAGTAGTAAGTGATCGAGTACATTTTTTGCAGGCCTGCGCCGAACTTGCAGGTGATAAAGCCATTTGTGTTACGGGTGAGGTACCACATGAACAGAGAGAAACGCTTATGTCTAAAATTACAGACGGAAAAGCAAATATACTCTTCGGTACTCAGGCAATATTTTCAGAGGGTATCTCCTTGGACGACCTTAGTTGTTTAATTTTAGGAACTCCTGTCAATAATGAACCTCTTTTAACACAGTTAATAGGTAGAGTTATAAGACAGAAGGAAGGAAAACGAAATCCAATAGTAGTAGACATACATTTGAAAGGAAATACTGCACGAAGACAGGCTTCGAATAGGATGGGATACTATATGAAACAGGGATACCAAATACAGGAACTTTAAAAAAATAATTCTTGACACGAGTTATAATTTTTGATATAATATGCTATTCTATAATTGGAAAAAGATATTTGAAACTTGTAAAGGAAATGCTTCCGAAATGGTACGAGTTTTAAAGATGTTAGTAGAAAAACAAATCCCCATAAATCAATATGATAGAATATATAAGTATTCTGGTATTGACTTTCGAGGAGAATGTTTTTTACTACACCCAGACGTTCTTTTGTACAATGCTTATCAGTATGGCTACAAAGACGTTTGTATTTACGTAGCAATGGCTAGTTTACGTTCGTATGCTGACTACGCTGCACACGGTAAGATCACATTGGATCTAATACATTTACCATTAGATCCTTTTATATTTTTAGATAATCATAGTCTACTTTATGTAAAAGACGATCAACTTTGTTTTTTATATGAAGAAGCCCCAATGGAGATACATTAAAATGGCAATATCATTTAATCAGCAGAAGGGGTCTGCTCAAAAAACCTCTATCAGCACTTTTCAGTATACCGACGGAGATAACAGCATGCGTCTTTGTGGCGACATTCTTGCTCGCTATGTATACTGGGTTAAAGGTGAGAACGACAAGAACATTCCTTTAGAGTGTCTGTCTTTTGATCGTAACGCAGAAGCGTTCAATAACAAAGAGAAGGATTGGGTTCGTGAATACTACCCCGACCTCAAGTGTGGTTGGAGCTATGCAACTCAGTGCATTGACAACGGTGAAGTAAAAGTTGTTAATCTAAAGAAGAAGCTCTGGGAGCAGATTATAACTGCTGCAGAAGACTTAGGCGACCCAACTGACCCAGAAACTGGTTGGGACATTAAGTTTAAGCGCGTTAAAACTGGTCCTCTACCCTATAATGTGGAATACCAGCTTCAGCCCTTAAAGTGCAAAGCCAGAGCACTTACAGACGCAGAGATGGCTCTTGTAGAGGATCTCAAGTCTATGGACGACGTTATGCCTCGTCCAACTCCAGACGCTCAGAAAGAGCTTCTTGATCGTATACGTCAAGCAAGCGCTCCTGACATTGATGAAACCCTTGAAGCGGAGTTCAATGTAGCATGACCCAGAAGCAGTTTGCAATCGATAACTACGATACAATAAAGCTGATGACTCAATATGAAGGCGGGCAAAAGCTCGCCTCCATGTACTTTGAATCAACAGGTAAAATTATGAAAGATCCTCAACGGCTAATTAGAAAATTAGTTGCTGATGGTATTTTTACTCGTTTTAAACTAGAAGGCGAAACTATACAAGCATGATTTTATTTACAGCAGATTGGCACTTAAAACTGGGGCAGAAAAATGTTCCAGTTGAATGGGCTAAGAAAAGGTACAAATCTTTTTTCAAGCAAATCAATGGGCTAGAGAAAGAGTGTAATATGCATATAATCGGAGGCGATCTTTTTGATCGTCTTCCGACCATGGAGGAGTTAGAATTATATTTTTCTTTTATCCGAAGTGTAAGTATTCCTACTCTGATTTTTGACGGCAACCATGAAGCTACAAAAAAGAACAGAACTTTCTTTACACAGCTAAAGCAAGTTAGTAGAGATATAAATCCCTTAATTCATGTTGTGGACTTTTCTTACGTTGATGAAGATAAGGGTTTTGGCGTATTACCTTATGCAGACTTACACAAGTCTGATAGTATAGAAGCATTTGACACTTCTAAACCTCTTTTTACTCATGTAAGAGGAGAAATACCTCCTCATGTAAAACCAGAAGTTGACTTAGATAGATTTGAAAATTTTCCTGTAGTTTTTGCAGGAGATTTACATGCACATAGTAATACACAAAGAAATATAGTATACCCAGGTAGTCCAATGACTACTTCTTTTCACCGCAATGAGGTTAAGACAGGGTACTTACTCATAAATGATAAAAACTGGACTTGGATGTGGGATAGGTTTGATCTCCCCCAGCTTCTTAGAAAGACTGTAAGTAGTCCAGATGAGATGATTCCAAGCACATATCATCACACAATTTATGAGTTGGAAGGCGATATTCAAGACCTTTCAAAAGTAAAAAATTCAGAGTTGTTAGACAAGAAAGTAGTAAAACGTAGTACTGAAGCAACTCTAGTGCTTGACAAAGAAATGACAGTGAGCGAAGAACTAGCAGAGTATCTAGAATACATACTAGAACTTCCAGAAGAAAAAATATACAGTATCATAGGAACATTTAATGATTACTCTAAAACAGCTACAGTGGAATAACTGTTTTAGCTATGGTTCTGACAATGAGTTAATTTTAGACGATAATACTGTAACTCAGATTATTGGAACAAATGGCACAGGCAAGTCGTCTATACCTTTAATTATAGAGGAAGCTCTATACAATAAAAACTCAAAAGGAATCAAAAAAGCAGAAATTCCTAATAGATATATTGGTAAGGGTTATAATATTAAATTAACCTTTACAAAAGATGATGATGTTTATGTAGTAAGTATTGACAGAAAAACAAGTATAAAAGTAAAACTTGAAAAGAATGGAGAAGATATCTCCAGTCATACAGCTACAAATACATATAAAACTATTCAAGAGATAATAGGAGTAGATTTTAAAACTTTTTCTCAGTTAGTATATCAAAGTACAAATGCAAGTCTACAATTTTTGACTGCAACAGACACAAATAGAAAAAAGTTTTTAATCGACTTATTACACCTTGAAAACTATGTAGAATTATTTGATATTTTTAAGGAAGCAGCCAGAGTAATCTCTATAGAAATCAATGGGATTCAAGCAAAGCTTGATACCGTAGAAAAATGGTTGTCAGATAACAAGTTGAGTGATACTAACATACTTCCCATGTTAGATTTACCAATTTCATCGGATGAGACTGAGAAAGAATTCCGTCAGTTATCGAAAGAACTTGAAAATATTTCAGAAAAAAATAAAAAAATTTCAAAAAATAATCAACTTCTTAGCTTACTAAATCAAATTGATTTACAAGCAGCACAAAGTTGTAAAATAGTTGAAAAAGTTTCTTACGACGATTTACAAGCGTACGTAGGAGAGTATAAGCAAGTCGTAGCGGGGTCTCAACACCTTTTAGCAAAGCTAGAAAAATTAGGAGATACTTGCCCTACTTGTGAACAATCAGTAGACCCAACATTTAAAAGGTCACTCGTAGCTGAGGAAACACAAAAAGCTACAGAAGCGGAGAGCGAAATTGCAAAAATTGAGGAAAAAATTAGACGAATTAAGAATGACAATCGTGAATTCGAGCGTAGTCAAAAAATCCAAAATGATTGGACGGACTTATATCGCAGCGTTGACCGAAGTTTACCAGCGGTACAACTGGACAAGAACCAGCTTGAAGAAAGGTTGGCAAGCGTTCGAACTGAGCTACTTCAACGAAAGGAGCAGTTGGAGAGCACAGCAAAGGAAAATCAAAGAAGGACAAAGCACAACACCCGAATCCAAGTAATTCAAGAACAGACTGACAGTTTTTTGAAAGAACTGGCAGAGTTTCAAGATGTTCTTGCAAAACAGGATGCCTTGCTGTCCAATCTGGAGATACTTAAAAAGTCTTTCAGTACAAATGGACTTCTTGCCTATAAGATCGAAAATCTTGTAAAAGAGTTAGAAGAATTGGCGAACACCTATCTAGCGGAGCTTTCCGATGGAAGGTTTACTCTTGAATTTGTAGTGTCTAACGATAAGTTAAATGTGCAGGTTGAAGATGATGGCAAAATAGTAGATATTCTCGCACTTTCTTCTGGAGAGTTAGCTAGAGTAAATACGGCTACTTTGATTGCTATAAGAAAGCTGATGAGCAGTATTTCAAAGTCTCGACTCAACATACTTTTCTTAGATGAAGTCATTGCAGTATTAGATGACACAGGGCGTGAGAAGCTAGTAGAAGTTCTTTTAAATGAGGATTTAAATACTTACATAGTTTCACACGGTTGGACTCACCCACTACTCGATAAAAAAGAAGTAGTAAAAAAAGAAAATATAAGTAGGTTAGAATGAATGTTATAAAAGAGCATATGACAAAGTATCTGGAAGGACAGATTGCAAAACACACAATCAATGCACAGGTTTTTATGAAAAACCCAGTAGGTGTAGCAGAGCACCCCGATACGATGGCAACAATAGAAGAAGAACTAGGAAAGATAGCGGAGTTCCAAGACAAGCTAAATGCCTTGAATCAAATAGGTTACGACTACCCAGACCCGCGGTCACAAAGCGAATATCTCGATAAATGGCAGAAGTCTGAATGGTAGACAGCAGGGCCAAAGGAGCCAGAGGCGAGTATTTAGTAAGAGACCTACTTCGAGAATCTACAAACCTTCAATTTGAACGAGTACCCATGTCAGGTGCACTAGAGTATCTGAAAGGGGATTTGTACGTTCCGAACGAAAAGAATTTATATTGTATTGAAGTAAAGAACTACGCTGAAACTCCTTTGACGGATAAAATACTTACGCAGAAGAAGACTAATAATCTATCTCGCTGGTGGAAGAAAATTGTACAGCAAGCAAAAAGTGGTAATCAACAGCCTCTTTTATTTTTTAAGTATAATCGTTCTAAAATATATGTTACTGTAGGCACACAGCCAAAAAATACAGAATATATTTATATTAGTGACTTAGATTGTTACGTCTCTCTTGCAGAAACTTGGTTAACTAACGAAGAAATAAGGTTTATAAATGGCATTTAGTTTCAATTCTCAGAAAAAAGAAGGAACAATGATAGTTGATGCCCTCAACTTAGCATTTAGATGGAAACATCAGGGCAGAACAGATTTTAGGTATGAGTATGAAAAGACAGTACATAGTCTTGCAGACTCATATAAGTGTGGAGATGTAATTATCACCGCAGATGGTGGTTCTTCTAGTTATCGTAAAGCAATACTTCCTGACTACAAACAGAATAGAAAGGATAAGTATGCAACTCAAACGGAAGAAGAAAAAATTGCGTTTGAAGAATTTTTTGAGGAGTATCAGGCAACTCTTGATATGTTAAGTCAGTTTATGCCTATACTACGATTCGATGGTGTAGAGGCAGATGACGTTGCCGCACATCTAGTAAAAAACAAAGATAAGTACGGTTTTGGTGAAATCTGGCTAATATCCAGTGACCGAGACTGGGACTTACTTATACAAGAAGGTGTAAGTAGGTTTTCTTATGTAAATAGAAAAGAAGTACGTATTCAAAACTGGTATGACCACTATGAAATAAGCCCAGAACAATATATCTCATTAAAATGCCTAACTGGAGATAAAGGAGATAATGTACCTGGGATTTCAGGCATCGGACCGAAGAGAGCCAAAGACCTTATCATCGCTTATGGTGATGCTATGAATATTTATGACTCTCTTCCAATATCCAGTAAATACAAGCACATCCAAGAGCTAAACGCCAGAGGAGAGCAAATTCTTAAAAACTATGAATTAATGGATCTAATGTCATATTGTGACGATGCTATTGGCTTAGCCAATATAGAACAGATTGAGGAGAGAATTGCGTGTTAGTAGATTACAAAAGGGATAAGTATTTATCCGAGTTTAGTCATAAAACTTTACAAGATAGATACTTAATTGACGGAGAAACTTCGCCTCAAGATGCATTTGCTCGGGCAGCAAAGGCATTTTCAGACAACGAGGCACACGCACAAAGGCTATACGACTATGCTAGTAAACTTTGGTTTATGTTTTCTACTCCTATACTTTCTAATGGTGGAACAACTCGTGGGTTGCCTATTAGTTGTTTTCTTAATTATGTTGAAGACAGCCGAACGGGAATCACGGATCATTACACAGAGAATGCTTTTCTTTCTAGTGTTGGCGGTGGCGTTGGTGGGTCTTGGTCGGCTGTTCGTTCAGTAGGTTCAAAAACATCAAACGGCTCCGAAAGTACTGGAGTAATACCGTTCATGAAAGTAGTAGACGCAGAAATGCTTGCATTTTCACAAGGAGTAACAAGGAGAGGTAGTTATGCTGCATATTTGGATATATCTCACCCAGAAGTGGAAGAGTTTCTCGATGTTAGAAAGCCCACAGGGGGTGATGTTAATAGAAAGTCTGTTAATTTGCATCATGGTGTTGTTGTTAGCGATGCCTTTATGGAACTTATAGAAAGGGCTACGAGAGAAGAGGGTTTTGATGACTCTTGGGACTTAATTGACCCACACACAGGTAAAATTACTAAAACAGTATCTGCTAAAACTTTATGGGTAAAACTCATACAAAATCGTGTAGAAACTGGAGAACCTTACATTATGTTCGGAGATACAGTTCAAAATGCTTTACCCGACTGTCAAAAAGATAAAGGACTAGAAGTAAATCATTCTAATTTATGCTCGGAGATCACATTAGCAACTGATGAAAACAGAACAGCAGTATGTTGCCTATCAAGTGTAAATCTTGAAGAGTACGACGAGTGGCGAAATGATGAAAATTTTATTCCTGACTTAATTCGTATGCTAGACAATGTTATCTCTTACTTTGTAGAGAATGCACCGCCAGAACTGGCTAGAGCGGTTTATAGTGCAAGAAACGAAAGAAGTCTTGGATTAGGTGCAATGGGTTTTCATGCTTATTTACAAAGAAATAATATACCGTTTGAAAGTGCAATGGCAAAAGGTGCAAACATGAAGATGTTTCAGCACATAAAATCGGAGGCATTAAATGCTACAAAAACTTTGGCAATGGAGCGTGGTGAAGCCCCTGATGCTGCTGGGTATGGGGTTAGAAATGTTCATTTATTGGCTGTGGCTCCCAATGCTAGTAGCTCTATTATTTGTGGCAATACTTCTCCTAGTATCGAGCCATACAGGGCTAATGCATTTACGCAAAAAACTAAATCGGGATCATCTCTTTTAAAGAATGAATACTTAGAACACGCCCTGCAAGAGTTAGGGGAGGACAATGAAGAAGTCTGGAAAAGTATTATTACGAACAACGGTTCTATTCAGCATCTTGATTTTTTGGATGATTGGACTAAAGATGTCTTTAAAACCGCTGTAGAAATAGATCAAAGGTGGGTAATAGAAATGGCAGCAGATAGACAAGAGCAAATATGCCAAAGTCAGTCTCTAAATATTTTCTTTCCTGCGAATGTTTCAAAACAAGAACTACATGCTATACATATGATGGCATGGAAACGAAAAGTAAAAACTCTATACTATCTACGTAGCGAAGCTATTAAAAGAGCAGAAACAGTATCAGATGAAGCGTTACGCCAGTATATATTTGATAGTATCGACGATGAAGGGTGTTTAGCTTGTGAGGGCTAAGCTATGGAAATTGTGGGCTATGTCTTTGGGCGAAAAAGCGTCCGAAGACTCCCAAGAGGCAGATTTAGTAGCAATTATAAGAACCGTAGTTGTATTAGTTAATTTTATAACTTGTTTCTTTATAATGTCAGGAGTGGTACACCACTGGTAGAGGAATTGGATGAGTTTATTAGTAGAAAGAGAATATTATAAGCCTTTTAACTATCCCTGGGCTTTTGAACATTACAAGACTCAACAGCATATGCATTGGCTTCCCGATGAAGTTAATCTTGCTGATGATTTGCGTGATTATAGGGATAGACTAACACCTGAGAATAAAAAACTTATAAGTCAAATCTTTAGGTTTTTTACTCAAGCAGATGTAGATGTTTGTTGTGGGTATGCAAAGCATTACTTACCTACTTTCAAACAACCTGAAGTACGCATGATGCTTTCAGCTTTTGCAGCAATGGAGGCTGTGCATCAGGAAGCATATTCTTTGCTTTTGGAAACGCTAGGTTTTGGTGATGAAGAATATCAAAAATTCTTTGAACATAAGGAAATGTTAGCAAAACATGAGCACTTGAATAATTTTGGTATGGAAAGTCCAATGGATATCGCAAAGACGATGGCTATCTATTCAGCATTTACCGAAGGGGTACAGCTATTTAGTAGTTTTGCTATCTTGCTTAACTTTCCTCGCCACAACCTTATGAAAGGTATGGGTCAAATTGTTACATGGTCTGTTCGTGATGAAACATTGCACGTTGAGGGAATGTCACAATTATTTCGTACTTTCATAAAAGAAAATCCAGATTTATGGACTGATGATCTAAAGTATGAGATCTATTGTGCAGCAGAACGCACCGTAGAACTAGAAGATGCTTTTATTGATTTGTGTTTTGAAAACGCGGAAGTACCTGATCTAACACCAGAGGAAATAAAAGAGTATATTCGTTATATTGCAGATAGAAGACTATTAGGTCTTGGAATGAAAAAAATATTTGGGAGTGAGCAAAACCCTTTACCATGGTTAGATTATATGTTAAATGGTGTTGAGCACACTAATTTCTTTGAAAATCGCGCAACGGAATATTCTCGCGCAAGCACAACAGGAAACTGGCAGGACATATTTAAATGAAATTTGAATTTAGCGTAGATGAAATCAATATTATTCTACAAGGTTTAGCGGAACTTCCCGCTAAACACAGTATGAATATTATTGCAAGAATCCAAGAGGATGCAGCAAAACAAATGCAGCCCGAAATCAATACGGAGGATAAAGACGTATGAGTCGAGTTATAAAACTCTTCATATTAGCAAGTTTAATAGGCTTTTCAGGACCGAGCCTTTCCAATGAATATCTAGAAGAGATTGTGGTAGTTGCAGAAAAACGTGACGAAAATCTAAAAGATATATCACAAGCTGTAACAGTTCTCTTGGGGGAAGAGTTACGTCAGAAAAACATAAACACTTTTGTTGATCTGAGTGCTATAGCTCCAGGGGTAACTGTTACAAAAAATGAAGGCTATAAAACAATTATATCAATTCGAGGAATTGGGAATGAAACCAATCAGAATGCAATAGCAGCTCCTTCAGTAGCTTATCATTTGGACGGGGTCTATGTAGCCTCCCCATTTGCGCTTCAGACAGACTTTATAGATGTCGAGCATATAGAAATACTGAGAGGGCCACAAGGCACGCTTTTTGGACAAAACTCTACAGGGGGTGTTATAAATGTAATTAGCCAAGCGCCAAGTGATGTATTCGGTATGAATGCAGATCTTACTGCTGGAGACTATAATCTTACAAAGTTTAGAGTTTCTTTAAATAGTCCAATATCAGAAAGTTTTTCCACACGAAACTCTGTATCAGTTACAAATAGAGATGGTTTTTCTACTAATTTACTCAACGGACAAGATTTGGACGACATGAGTTCGATTAGTGCTCGCACAGACTGGGAATACATGAAAGGTATCGCACGTTTGAGAGTATTTGGGCAATATTTTGATGCAGACAACAACGGTGCTGCAATGAAAGGCATAGATGACCAGACTCCAAATCCAAGAGAGCTAGTACAAGATACCGAAGCAAATTTTGAGTTAACATCAAAACTTGCAGCAGCTATACTTGAAATCGGACTAAGTAATTCAACCTTGAAAGCGATAGCAAGTTGGCAAAAAGACGATGTGTTGATAAAGCGAGACAATGATCGACATAACTTTGGAGATATTCATATTGGTGGTCTTTGGGCAGGTCTCCCGTATATTCGAGCAGAGTATGACCCAGAAACATCCATAGTCGAGACAAAGACTTTTGAAATCAACATACTTTCTGAAACTCCGTTATTTGGTAAACTAGATTGGACAGTTGGAGGATTTTATCTCGACCATGAGATAGAAAATCATATTCGTGAGTACAAAGATGTAAACAACGTATATGAAGTAGGTTTGGCTGATGGACAGTTTACTCCCTATGTACATAATCCTGAGTGCCCTGCATGCTTTGCAATCTACGGAGCCGAAGTAGGATTTATTTCAGATGCATTTCCTACTAGAGAGTCGTATTCAGCATATGCACAGACAACTTTGCACATAACTGACACTCTCCGTCTGATTACAGGAATTCGATATACTGATGATACAGTAGATAGTTTTGTATCCAACTTCTTTGGAATACCTGGACAGGTGTATAATCTCAATGAGAACCTGACAGAGACTACGGGAAGAGTTGCAGTAGAGTGGGATGTAAGTGATGGGACGATGACCTACCTCTCTGTGACAAAAGGGTTTAAGCCAGGGGGCAGTAACCTTACATTTGGTTTCGATAATGACAATGCTCCTGTAATGGTTTTTCCAATTTTTGAAAATGAAGAGATCATGGCATATGAGTTAGGTTTGAAAATGGCTGGCGAGTACACAAGACTCAATATAGCAATTTTTTACTATGATTATGAAAACTTACAGTTTCAAGCTACTGACCCTGATATCTACCGAGGAGGAGTGGCAAATATACCCGAAGTCGAAGTAAAAGGAGGTGAGCTAGAACTTACTCAACTTCTTACGGATTCTTTGACTTTTGACCTTAAAGTATCATTTTTAGAGTCAAATATCAAATCCTCTTACGAAGCCTTGGATAATGTAAAAGCAGAACCATACTTTTTTGGGCAAGAAGCAATAAGATATGGACTACGAGAAAACATACAAGGGAATGACTTGGCTAAAACACCAAACATGACTGCGAACGCAAGTTTGAAGTATGAAAAGTTTTTTGATTCTGGGTTATTTACAGGAATTTTAGAATATGTCCATAGAGGAGAGTTTCAGCAGAGAGTAATAAACAACCCGACTGTTGACACAGTTCCAAGTTACAATATAGTTAATTTATTGCTTAGTTATGACTTAGCTAATGAGAAATTAGGGTTTGACTTAATGGCTTATAATTTAACTGATGAAGTGGGTGTAAACTCACGTATGACTGATGTATTCGGAGTGAGTGCAACAGGCATAGAATTGATTCCTCCTAAACAAATTATGGGAAGAATTAGATATACTTTTTAATGAAAGGGGCGAAAGCCCCTTTTTTATTGAGGACAAACTTCAACTGTACCAAATCCAATAACGCTTGGATTAGCTGCATTTACACAGTTTACACCTGGAACCCAGATTTGATTATCGTCATCGTTAGTAGTATTTAAATTATTTATTATTTTTAGTAAGTAATTATCAATATTACTAAAATTACTTGAATAATCAGGGGTTGCGGGGTTTATATACTCCATGCTGCCTAATCCAAGATTCATCATATTATTTGAATTAGACCCCATCAAAGTATACAACTCTGAGGTATTTGCTTGTTCTGCTGTTATTTGTGCGAGAGAAGTATCTCGATTATATCTAGCCATTGCTTTAGTAGAATCATTAGATAACCACATTGCACCTAACGAAGATACTGGGCCAGACAGTACAGACGCCCACTTTAAGGCTGCTGACTGTTGAGCTTGAGGAACTATAGGAGTTTGATTTGTCATAGCGAGAGCCATAACCGCGGCAGTTGCTGCCTCGTTGCCTTCTCCTGCAATTCTGCTTAGAGCGTTATATCTTGCCTCTTGAACCTTTGCCTGCGCTAGAGCTGCTCTTTCCATTGCTTCGTAATACTCAGTAGTGGACGTACTCGCACAGGCTCCAAGGCTGAGGGCAATTAACCCCGTAGCCAATAGTTTTTTCATATCATATTTCCTCCTTTAGGAATTGGGCTAAGCCCTATAATGTTGGTCGAGTATCAGGAAAGTCTGAAGTACTCGGCCAGTCTCTTAATTTTACTCGATAGGCAGCTATCTCTGTTTTCTTTGGGTGATCTGTAAGAAGGGATAAAAGATCCGTTCTGTATAATTCTGAGTCTCTCCATATTCTAGCTTTCTGGTTAGTTGCTTCTGTTAGCTCTTCAGAACTAGGTGTAGGAGTTACATCTTCATGCGAGTATCCTTGACTTGTAGGGTAAGCTTCCTGTGCAAAAGCCATAGAACCAGATATAGTATTACTTACACCATCTTTTGTTATTTTAATATCTGCCATATTATGCTCCTAAACTCACTGGAAAAATAAGAACAATACCTCTTCCTCCAGCCCCTGATCGAGTAGCGCTACTATAAGCATAGGTTCCCCCACCCCCGCCACCCGCAGTTCCTTTTTGTCCAAATATAGTTCCATCAGCTACCCCTTTTGCTCCTTGAAAAGGGGCAGAAATACCACCATACCAGTGGGTGCCACCATGAAGATAGCCACGAGTTGTGGGACTACCTTCTGAATAACCACCCGAGTACCTATTTCTATACTCATTACCATACATCAATGGTGAATTTCCCGCTGTTTCGTCTAGCTGTTCCGTGGTAAAAATACCAGTAAAAGGTTCTACAGTTGTCCATGCTCCATATGCCCATGTACCAGAAGTTCCTCCGTGCCCCTTCTGATAATCAAATTGTCCACTAATATCTCCCGTTTCCATTCCCATTGTAGCTCCTGGAGCTGAATAACCATAAACAGCAATTGTGTTTTCTGCATCATTTCCATTTTGCCAGAGACCAACAGCCCCACCACCTGCACAGCCATAATTTGTTGTGCCTGAATTAAAACCTCCTCCTTTACCTCCAGTAAAGTTACCAAGAGTTCCTCCAGTTGCAGTTCCTCCTGCAGCTCCTGTTGTTGCTCCTGGAGCTGAGGAAGTAGATGCAACACCTCCTGTTCCTCCATTCGCAGTCATTGTACTAATTCCAGAGCCTGAGAAAGAACTTGCACCTCCAGCACCCCCTGCTACTGCTGCACCGTTCGCTGATGAAGCTGCACCTGCCGCTCCAATTGTAATCGTATAAGACGTGCCAGAGCTAAGGTCTAATTTACTTACTGCACAGCCACCCGCGCCACCGCCTCCAGCATTGCCATTAGATGATTTAACTGCTCCGCCTGCTCCGCCTCCGCCTATTACATATACATAAGCGGTTAGGTCATAGGCAGGAGCCCATGTTCGAGATGTCTGAAAACTTATAACGGGTAGCTGGCCACCTCCACCTCCACCACTTGCTGCTGCTCCTAATACTGGCATAATTAAATCTCGAACCAGCCGATAGTATCATCGACATAGACTAGCTGGGCAGAGGCACCTTGTGCTAAGGTACCGTCCTCTGCAGCTGAATTTATTTTTTGACTTCCGTTTCTTCCCACTGTCACAGCTCCTGCTCCTGCATTACATATGATTACTGTAGCTCCTGCTGAACCTGCGGGAAGTGTGATAGTAAAAGCGCTTCCACTATTTGCTATAAGCTGATCCTTGTCTACTGCAGTATACGTTCCTGTTTTTATTGTCCAGTCTGTATATGCTCGCCCACTGTCAGCAGTTATTGATGCAAAAGATAGTGTACCTGAACCATTTGTTTTTAAAAACTGCCCGTTTGAGCCATCAGATACATTTAAACGTGCAATATCTACTGCATTATCTGCTATTGTTGCTGCCGTAACTTTATCATCAGCAATTGCATAACCCGTACTAGCTAAATCTGCGAGTCTACGTCCTTTTGAGTATGCCATCTATCTCTCCTACGAAGGCTTGACGGGCCAGTCGTTATCACCAGAACCTTGAGGATCTGGGGATTTTAAGTAAGGCCAATTGCTGTGCTTTGTTATATCTCGAAGTGCTTGACGATAAGTTTTCCACGCATCTGACATAGTTACATCACTATTTGCCATCCAATCTGTCTCTGCTAAACGACTATCTCGTTCAGCTCTTGTTGCTTCTGCGGCTGCGTTGTCTTTTGCAGTTTGTGCCGCTGCTTTTTGACTGTCATCGAGTGCTTCTATCTTATGTAGGTATACAACTCCATCTTCTATATAAGGATCTACACTAGTGCTTTTTTCAGTGAGTCCGTTATAACTTCGAAACACCGTAACAGGCAGAGCAGAATTTTGTGTCATCCAGTCTGCTGGAGGACCTGAAGCAGGAAAAGAAGTGTTTGAAAAGAGAACTCTATGGTCTCCTATCTTCTCTACTGCGTTGTCTTTAATTATTGCTATTTGCATTTTTTATCTCCTAAATGTTTGAGAATACTTCTGTAGGTACATCAAAGTTAGAAGTATATCGGGCTTTGAGAGTGACGCGATAACTGTCTATATAACCATTTAATAGGTAAGCGGTTGAATAATACCCTCCTATTGTAAGAACAGGATTTGCCAGATAACTGTTTGTCCAAGCTATATCACTTCCTATTTGACTGCCACCAATGAAAATTTTAATAACCCCTGATGTCCGTACATACGCAAAGTGAATCCATGTGGTAGCACTAGGGGTGGCTTCGGAGTTGCCTTGTGTGCCGGTGCCTCCGCTTGCCTGAGTACCATAGTACGAGTGCCACTTTCCCTGATGAGGAGAATTTGCGTAAGTTCCTAATGCTGGGCCTTTGTTATGGCTGTTATTTAAAGATTGACTATCATAAACAAATAATCCCTGACCATCTGTAGGGGTTGAGTTAAAGTAAACGAAACCTTCTATAGTAAAATCACCTTTATATAAATAAGGGACATTGTTTACAAGAAGATAATCGCCATTTTCATCAAACTTTGCGCTTGCTGTACCGAATTTCTTTATAGAGGTATTTAACTGTGTATTGCCTATGGTTTCTATATTTGTGCTACCTGTTTGGTCAAACATAGCAGCATTCGTGCCATTTAGTAAAAGTCTTGTATAGCTGCCTTTTGTAAGAGGTGCTGTCGGTACAGTAAGAGTCTCTGCATTTGAGTAAGGGTTATAGTTAGTTCCTGTCGTAACTCTTACATCAGACATATAACCACCATAGTAAAAGTAACTCGCATAAGCAGGGCTATTACCAATTCTTACTCCTGTCGCACTAGAACTAAAATTTGGATTAGTAGTGGCTTCATAGATTCT